CGTTTGCTACACCAACGCCAACGCCAACGCCAAACATCGAAGGGCGCAAGAACACGCTTATGGATATCTTGCGGCAAACGGCGATGAGTCGAGTCCGCTAGCTGCGATGTCGACGGGAAGAGTCGTGCGGATCGCGTTGCAGCTAGCCCCTGCCTGACGATGGTTGCAATGAGGTAACCCGTCAGGCAGGGGAATACTCATCCCCTGTGGCAGGGGAATCTCATTATGGACTGGCTTCTGGTGGTCATCGGCGCCATTCTGGGATACCTTCTCCGGGAGGTATCTCGATAATGGCCCCACGCAAGAATAAAAACCCCTCCGTTCCAGCCACAAAAAAATCCTCTCGCCTGCGCGAAGCCGTCGAACGCAGACAGCTCCTCAAGGATCTGCGTGAAGCCGAAGGGAAGGACGTCGCTCAACTTCAGGCAGTTCGTGAGAAGTTCACCGCTCGCCTGCTCAAAGACGTCGACAAGCTCTATGAGCACCTCTGGTTCCTTCTCGAATCCGCCAACGGGAAGGAGGATGATCCAAAGGTTCGCCTCATGATGAAAATCATGGATAAGGTGCTCTCCGACCGCCACGAAAAAATCGCACCCTCTTCCACACGACAAACAGCCGTCGTCTTCAACGTTCAAGGCGTGGACCGCGGTACACAACGCCCACTTCAACGACCCGTAACCGAAACCATCGAGCTCGAAGTTTGAAGGTAGACGGTGCCACGCCACAAAACCATATCCTACGAGCCAAACCCCTCCTCGGTTCCCTTCCACCACTCCAAGGCCGAGGTCAAAGCCCTGTGCGGTCCCGTCGGTAGTGGTAAGTCCTCCGCCGCATGCTGGGAAATCTTCTTCCTCGCGCGCGAAAGCCCCGTGGCTACACGCTCGCTCATCCTGCGTGAGTCCTATCCACAACTGCGCGACTCCACCCTCAAGACCTGGATGGAGTGGTTCGAGCCCATCTCTGTTCACAACAAGGCCGAAAATACCATCACCTTCACCCTTCAAGGCCCACAGGGACAAGACCTCCACCACGAACTGCACCTGCGCCATGCACGCCGCGTCGAGGATGCTACCCAGTTCCTCTCTACCGAATATGCCCTCATCTGGCTCGAAGAGGTCGTCCCAGCCTTCGATACCGTCAAGGGTATCGTCGGCGGCGGTATCCCCAAAGGCATCTACGACGTCGTCTCTACACGCCTGCGCCAAAAAGACGTCCACCGCCGACATATCCTGCTCACCTTCAACCCCCCAAACAAATACCACTGGACCTACTCCGAGTTCTTCAAACCATCCGAAGAACAACTGCGTGAAAAAAACTCCGTCCTCTTCCGTCAACCCGCCTACGAAAATCGACCGAACCTCCCACAAAACTACTACAAAACACTCGAAGCCAGACTCGGCCCCGACCTGGCTCGCCGCTTCGTCCTCGGTGAGGTCTGGACCTCCTATCCCGGCGTTCGCGTCTTCCCCGAGTTCTTCGAAGAACACCACCTCAAAGACAACCTCGAATACGAAAAGGGTAAGCCCCTCGTGCTCGCCTTCGACTTCGGCCTCACCCCCGTCTGCCTCATCGCACAAGTCAAAGAAGCCGGCCGCCTGGAAATCTATCGCGAGCTGCAAATGTGGAATACCGGTATCTCCAAGCTCGCCGATCAACTGCAGATCGTCCTCGCCGATGAGTTCCCGGGCTGTACCGAATGGCGCGCCTGGGGAGATCCCGCCGGCACCGCACGTAGCCAAACCGACGAGAAAACATGCTTCCAGGTGCTCGCCTCAAAGGGATTCCCCTGTCAGCCCGGTGCCATTGACCTCCAAACACGCAAGGAGGCCGTCAAGCAACGTTTGCAAAAGTTCATCAATGGCAAGCAAGCCCTGCTCATCGATCAGGAACGCTGCCCCATGCTCTCCGAAGCGCTGCTCGGTGGCTATCGCTACCCACAATCAGCCGATGGACGCATCGGCGAACGACCCATGAAGAACAAATTCTCGCACTGCTGCGATGCCCTTCAATATCTCTGCACCGGCGAGTACACCATCCTCGAAGATCAACGCAGACTCCTGGAAGCTCGCAGCAAAATCCCACGCTACGACCCCTTCTCCATCGCTTCCCATGGCTCCGGCGGCTGGATGAGCCAGTGACTACGTGCCGAAGTCGCTTGACTACAGCGCCGTTCTGATTCAATACAGACAGTATGCCATCTCTGGGCGGAAATCAGGCCGCCGCCGGCTCTAGCGATACCGGTATCCTCCTGCGTGACTTGAAGGGTGACAGGCTGCGCGCCGACCGCTTCAAGCGCTGGTTCATGCAAAGCCACGATACCTTCCAGGAATGGCGCCGCAAGGCGATCGAATCCTACGAGTTCGTCTCCGGTAAGCAGTGGTCCGATGCCGACCTCGAGAAGATGCAGCGCCAAAAACGCCCCGCGCTCGTCATCAACAAGGTTCTCGGACCCATCCAGTTCCTGTCCGGTGTTCAACGCCAGCAACGACAAGAACCCAAAATCCTTCCCTTCGAGTCTACCGACGTGCGCCCTGCCGAGCTCATGGGCGTTCTGCTCAAGTGGGTCGGTATGGTCAGCCGAGAACCCGTCATCGACTCCCACGTCTTTCAAGACAAGATCATCACCGGTCTTGGCTTCTGGAAGTGCATCGTCGAGTTCGACGACGCCGATAAACCCGAAGGCGAAATCCTCTGGCAACGTGTCTCCCCACTATCCGTCTACCCCGACCCGCAATTCCTCGACGAAGGCTGGAACAAAGCCAACTACTGCATTCACGCCGTGTGGATGAAACACGAGGACGCCGTCGCTCGCTGGCCCGACAAAAAAACCCAGATCGAACGGCAGGTCGGTGAGTGGCTCTCCGGTACCTCGAGCGGCTCCAATGCCCTGTTCGGTGGCGGCCACGACTCCGGAGACTCCCTGGCCGATTGGCGCCTGTTCTGGGACAAAGATACCCAGATGGTTCGTGTCCTGGAAGTCTGGTATCGCGAGACCGCCATCGTCGACGTCGCCATCAACAACGAAGACGGACAAATCACCACCGACCCGCAAAGAGTTCGGCTGCTTCGTGAGTTGGTCAAAGCTACCCCAGGGGCCGAAGAACAGATCACGTTTACCCGACGCCCAGTCAAACGCATGCGCCTCGCACACGTCCTGGACGAAATCCTCCTGGACGACGAGGACTCTCCTTACGAGGCCAAGGAGTTCCCCCTGTTTCCCACCGTCGGCTTCTACTGGTGGCGCCAACCGCTGGGGCTGGTCGAAATCATGAAAGACCCCCAGCGCGAGAAAAACGTCCGGCGCTCTACCATGGTCGACATGGTACGCCGCTCCGCGCACTCCGGCTGGTACAATCGCCGTAATGGTGGCGCCAAAACCAAGGAGCTGGAAGACTTCGCCAACGGTAACGGCGTGGTGATCAATTTCGAGTCCGAACGCCCCGAACAACTGCGCCCGCCCGAACTTCCCCAGACGCTCGTCTTTCTGGAAGGCCGCTCCGATCAAGAAATCCGAGACGTGGTCAACATCAACAACGAGCTGCTCGGCAACACCACCCAACGCACCATCAGCGGCCGCGCCATCGAGGCTCGCCAACGAAGTGGCCTCACCGTCCAAGAACCGCTTCTCGAAAGCTTCGAGCAGGACAAAGAGCCCGCCGTCCGCTTCATGATTCGCCTCATTCAACAGTTCATGCCCATCTCTCAGGCTACCCGCGTGCTCGGCGCCTTCCTGGCACGACAGCCCGCGACCCCACAGGCATCGGTGATCGAGAACATTCAGGCCGAAGGCCAAATGGAGCTCGAAAGAGTTCTCTCCGAAGCCTTCTCCACCGAGTTCGACGTCGTTATCGATAGCCGCTCCTTCGAACCCTCCATCAATCAGCAGCGATGGCAAGTGCTCCTCGAACTGGCTACCAACTTCCCCGGGCAAATCCCGCCGAACGTGCTCATCGATGCCGCCAAGGACGCCGGGCTTGTCGGCGACGCCGATGCAGAACAAATTCGCTCCCACGTCCAAAAACAAGAACAGCTCCAAGACGCTACCGCGGTCGGCGCCCTCCAAAGCGGTACCGTACCGCCCACAGAAACGATTCAGTGACCGACGATGAGAAATATTATTTTAGGGCTTGCGTAGAACGACTTTATGGAGTAGATGCGGATTCGTATGGAAGGTGAAGAGCAGGTCACGGGTTCACAAGAGTCCACCGGCGCCGAGGATGTGCAGGGTACTCGCTTCGAGCTAGACCTCGAGGCGCCCGACACCTCCAACGAGACCGAGACTCAGCAGACATCCACCGAGGCTCCGCACGCCCCAACACACGTCGACGTTCCCACCGTCGAGCAGCAACTCCTGCAAATGCAGCAGGACAACCTGCGCCTGACCCGCGAGTCCCACGAGCTGCGCGGCGCTATCACCCCGTTTCTGGAGAGCTATCAGCGCCAGCTCCAACAGCAACAGCAGCCTGCCAAGACTCTCGAGCAGATCCAAGCCGATCCCAACTCCACGCCAAAAGATCTCGTCGACTACATCAACTGGCAGAACGATCAACGCCAGATGCAAATCCAGGCAGCCACCGAGCTGGCCGCACGTCGCGCCACCTCGGAGAACCTGTGGCGTGGACGCCTGTCCGATCGCGAGCTGGGCAAGGGCAACGACTTCGACTCCATCCGGATGCGCTACGTCGATCCGTCGATTCACCAGAATCCGCACGTCCGTACCGCCATTCACATGGCCTCGCCCGAAGATCCCGCCCTGGGCGAGTTCGTCTTCGGCGTCGTGCAGAAGATCGTCGAGGAGGCCAAGGGCGATCCGGTCAATACCTTTCGCCGCTTGCTCGGAGATAAAAACGCCTTCTCCCAAGGCGCCAACGACATGCGCAAGAAAATCACCCAGGCCGCCCGTACCGGCGCGGACAGGGTTCTCTCGGGCAATAGGCCCACTTCGGAGCATTCGAGAAAGATCGGCGCCGGGGAAATCTGGGATCTCTCCGATGCCGAGTTCAACGCACTCGACAACCAGTTGACGGGTGGAATGTAAGGCCCCTCTCAGGAGTGGCCGGAGGAGGAGTAGAACATGGGAGTCCTGACCGATTCGGGTGTCGTCCCCCCCGCAGTAGCGAACTTCTTCGATCGCAAGCTGCTCAAACGCGCGCTGCCAAAGCTGCATCACATGCGCATGGCACAGCGACGACCGCTGTCACGACGCAACGGAAATACCATGGTGTTCCGGCGCCTCGAAGCCCTGGCACTGGCCACCACGCCGCTGGTCGAAGGCGTGCCGCCCGCTGGCCGCCAGATCTCCAATACCGACGTGAACTGCACGATCCAGCAGTGGGGCGACTACGTCACCCTCTCCGATCTGGTGCAGGCCACCGTCGAGCATCCGCTGCTCAACGACACCAACCGCCTCCTGGGCGAGCAGGCAGGCCAGACCATCGACGCCCTCATGCGCGATGTGGCCGCCGCAGGCACCAACGTCTTCTACGGCGGCGCCGTCGGCGCCCGGGCGTCCCTGACCACCACCACGCACAAGGTCGATACCGACCTGCTCGATCGCGTGGCTCGCGACCTGGAAAACTCCAACTCCATGAAGTTCACGGAGATGGTGTCGGCCACCACCAAGGTCAGCACTTTCGGTATCAGGGAGTCCTTCTGGGGCATCACCCATCCCTTCGTCCAGTTCACCTTGCAGGATCTCACCGGCTACCGCTCCACCGAGGAGTACGGGTCGACCGGCCCCGTTCTGCCAGGAGAAATCGGCGCCTACAAGAACCAGCGGTTCCTCTCGACCACCCAGGCCAAGAAATTCCTGGGCGGCGGCGGCGCGGCCGCGGGCGACGTGAAGTCAACCGGCGGAAGTGCCGACGTGTACACGATCCTCACCTTCGCCACCGACGCGGTCGGTGCAGTTCCGCTCGAAGGCATGAGCCTTCAGAACATCATCAAGCCGCTCGGTAGCTCCGGAACCGGGGATCCTCTGAATCAGATCTCTACATCGGGATGGAAGCACACCGGCTGCCGAATCCGCCTCAATGAGAACTTCATGGCCCGCAGTGAGGTCACGGTAGGAAACAACGCCCCGTAACCGGCGCGTTCAACGGAGGAGAAGATGCGAGACATCGCAGCGGTAGAGTTCATCAGCGCCAGCACGGCAGGCGTGGTCAACGTCGGACTCGGGTTCGAACCCGATGCATGGATTCACGTCGAAGACCACGGGGGCACCAACCCCAACATCCGCATCGGCCTGAACAACGCTCGGTTCACCAATTGGGCATCAGGTTTGGCGCTGCTCATCACCGGATCGACCGGGGTCATCACCCGTGATACGTCCTCGGCCACCATCTTCACCGGCGGAAACACTTTGGCCGCCGATGAAACCGCCAACTCCGACCCCAAGCACGTCGATCGCTCAGGCAACTTCGGTTCCGCCGGAGACATCATCGCGGGCGGGCTCGCGATCCCCGCCGGTGACCAGACCAACTCCGGGCGAAACGTCGTCATCGCATTCCGAGGCGATAAGTAAAACCATGCCCAAGGACAAAAAGGAGCGCGCCGAGGCTCTCCTGGCCGAGCACATGGTCGCCACCGATCAGATCAAGATCGATGACGGTCAGGACGCCGAGGACATCTACGTCGCCGGCGAGACGCCCGAAAAGGCCGAGGAGAAGCAGGCAGCCGACATGTCCATGTTTCAGCGGCTCATGGACAAGCTCTCCTCGATGGAGCGCAACCAGGAACGCCTCGTTGAACAGGTCAACGCCAATCGCGAGATGGTCGAAAAGCTCTCTCGTGACGGCCACGGCTTGAATCGTATCGCTGGGGAGGCACTCGAAGCCGAGCAGAACCGTTTCCAAGAAGCCCGCTACGAGGCCATCCGCAACAAGGGCGGCTACGTCACCATCCAGATCCATACCCACGAAGACCCCAACCGCAACCACCCGGTACCGGTCGGCGTCGATGGCGATAAAATCCTCATCGCACGTGGCATTCCCACCACCATCAGCGTCAAACACCTCGAAGTGCTCGATCGCGCCAGAGTTACCACCCACGTCAAGGAGGTCGACGGGGCCGGTAACCCGCTGCTGCGCAAGTACGACTACCTCCAGTACCCGTACACCATTCTCGACGACCATGCCGCGGCGGTGATCGAAACGAGGAAAGTCGCCTGATGAAGAATCACAAGAAGCTCGCCGAACAGATGCGTACCACCGGCCCGGTCATGGCGCCACAGGGCGAGGAACCATCCGCCCCGTCGCCGCAGGCCGCACATAGAGAGTTCGCCAAGGGAGCCATGTCGGGCGGAAACGATCCCGGCCCCATCACCAACAATCCCTGCGGAGCGAGCCGTAAAAAGATGCGGTGATGCCTTCTGCCGATGAAGCGCGCCGTGCACTCGCGTGCGGGGTGAGGTCTGGGAACGATGCGATGGACATTCAGAACAACCCCGACGCCTCTCGTGCTGGCATGTCTAGTCGCCGGCTGCGTGAATCTGCGCGTCCCGCCCGTTGAGGCACAAACCGCATCCCAGAAGTTCCTGCCGTCGACGGTCAACCTCGCCACTGAGGTGCGCACCGAGCTAGAACCGCTCGAAACAACCGTCGTGGTCGACGAAGAGCTCAACGCCTACTTCGCCCTGGTCAACCTCGAGATCCACAATACCCAGAACGTTACCGTCGACGTGACCATCGAGCTGGTTGGCTCTGTCGAAGGACTTCAGTCCAAGACCATCTCCGTCCCCCCACGTCCCAACCCGCAGACCTACCAACTGCCCGTCAGGTTCATCAATCTGGCTCTGGGCCCCCACGTCTTCGAGGTCTTCGTCATTCAGGGCTCGACGGGGCAACTCACCTACTCGACCAACTCCTTCCTCGGTATCTGGCAGACCGAGCCGTCGATTCAAATCATCGGCCAGGAGAAGGAAATCCACTGGCCTGCTTCCGCATTCGGCTTCGGTACCGAGGCCGGCGGTGGCGTGTGCAACGCCCCGCAGTTCGGTGTCACCATCCCCGGCACCGGCTTTCCGCTGTTCGTCTATGGGATGATCTGCGAGTGGGACACGAACAACTCCACCTTCACCGGCGGCATAAAAATGCCCGACGGCTACGACGGTAACAACATAACGATGGAGATTCAGGCGATCGCCAAAAATCCCACTACACCGCCCGTGACCAAGAAGATCGTCTTTGAAGTGAGTGCCTTCTGCGCTGGCAATCCGACTGAGGTGCCCATTGTCTACGGTGCGGCCAAGGATTGCCAGCTCGACTACAATACCACCGTGCAGTACATCGAGTGCGATACGGATCTCATCGCGCCGGGGGGGACGTGTACGGGAAACGACGTGTATCTGTGGTGGCGCGCCGTCTACAAGGAGAACAAGTCCACTGTCGGTGTAGGCGAGGAGCCAGCGGTGATCATTGGCGCTTCGATGGACTACGAGCCCAATCAGGTCCCGACTTTCACTCCCACCATCACCAACACACCCACCGTCACCCCGACCAGTAACGCCACCAACACCAGGACGGCCACCGCCTCGCCGACCAATACCAGGACGCGCACACCAACCGATACACCGACGATCACACCGACGATCACACCAACCGACACCCCGACGAACCTGCCTACGAGCACGGCTACTCACACCAAGACGGCAACCCCGACCGTGACACCAACGCACACTCCCACCGGGACTCCTACCCAAACCGCAACCCAGACGCCCACGAATACGCCATGACCAGATTGGAGATCATCGATGGCGTGGTGGCACTGTTTGTCTCTGTGACCATTCTCGGCTGCTCGCCGATGCGCATGGAAATCATCGAAATCACGCACCCCGACGTGCTACGCTGGAGATCAGAGATCAATGACGTAGTATGGGAGCACACGAAAAGAATTCGACACCTGGAGGGATACCATGACGACACCAACGATTCCGCAGACCAATCCGATCAAGCTCCCTGACCAGGCGATCACGCACAAGAGCGGATTCAAGAGCAGCGAGTTCTGGCTGACTCTGATCGCCGGGGTGGTGAGCCTCTTCGGCCAGGTGCAGGGATTCATCCCGGAACCGTGGGGCACCGTGGTTGCTGCCATTGTAACCACCGCGTACACGATCGCCCGCACGATCCTGAAGGGAAAGGAGGCCGCGGCAGGCGTTAGCGCGGTGCTGTTTCTTCTCACCACGACGGCACATGCAGGAGCCCTTACGTTCAACGCCGCCGCCGCCGAGTCGCTCGAAGCCGGTTCTGCGTCGTGTCAAGTGAACGTCAATCAGGGCAACAGCGGCAATCACACCTGGACCTCGCGCGACTGCGATACGGCCACGCAGGAGGGTTTCGTGTGGCACTTCGCCTATCCGTCGGACAATCCCGCCACTGTGACACCGGCGATGTCCTGGACATCTACTGCTACGCCGGCCGGAGGCAATGACTCCGTGTGCTGGGATGTGGATTGCGGTTGTTCGGAGCCGACTGTGACCAACTACTCGAACATCAGCTACGGCTCGACGATCAACGTGGATGGAACGTTGACCACAGCCAACGTGGAAGAGACGGACAACGGATCGGCGATGACGTGTGCCAGCTCCGCAGCAGGCCGTAGCTGCTCGTGGCGGATCAAGCGCGACATCTCGTGCCCGGATGACCTGAGCGCAGACGCGAAGACGATCAAGGGGAGGTTGACATGGTGAAGATACTCGCGGTGGCTGCCACCCTGTTGCTCGTGACGCCCGCTTGGGCGATGCGCGCCAATACGGGAACGATCACCTTGAGCGCAACCCCGGTGCCGGTTGGAATCGGGGTCGGGCGTGTGACGTTGCACATCAAGAATATCTCTACCAGCGCGGTGCCCGTCTACTGCGGACCCTACGATCAGCTCCCGGCGACATGGTTCGAGATCGACATCAACCAGTCTTTCGCGATCGATTTACAGTACAAGGGACGCAACGTAGCCGAGTTCCGCTATGACTGCTACGCGCCGTCCGGCTCACCCGTGATCCACTTCTGGGAAGAGGGCGCGAGTTTGCCCGCCTACACCAGGACCTTCACCCCCACTGCCACACCTACACAGACCCCGACCGATACACCAACGGCCACACCGACAGACACCCCGACCAACACACCAACGG